CTCCTTGCACTGATTCACAGTCTCAGCCTGCACGCTCACATCTGTGTATCCGTGGTTCTGAATGGTTGCATAGATTCCCTGAAGAATCTCAAGTCCGATCTCTTCCTCGTACTGTCCGTTGATTACAATGCTCATTTTCTTCATGCTGCTTCTCTCCTTCCTATAACATCATCATGCTTGATGCTTCACTAACAATCTTCAGTGTCACCTTGGTTTCTCCGCGTTCTCTCAGGACACGGAGCACGTTGTTGAGTGTTCTGTCCAGTAAACGGAAGCAGCCATTGTTGTTGTTTGTTGCCCTGCTGATCAGCTCGCCCATTGCCGCCTCATCAATCTCAAAGCCTTCCAAGTAGTCCTTGACTTCGTTCTGATTCAGCCCCTTGAGCTTATAGTAGAAGTCCATGCGGTTCGCAAAGCGTGTCAGGGAACTCTTCAGCTCTGTCTCAAGTCTTGGCTCTCCTGCGATCACGATGCCTACATCGCTTTGGTCGAAGATTCCGCGGAGTATCTCCATCTTCTTTTGAGTGTATTTGTTGATGAGCTTGTCTGCTTCGTCAATGATCAGGAGATATCCCTGATTGACATTGAAGAACTCTCGGATGCGGTTCACGCGGCTCCATATGGTTCCGCCTGCGCTTCTCGGCATCCCGAGCTCCATCTCGATCGCTTCCACCAAGTCCCGGCAAGCCATCGTATCATCACACTCGATATATGCCACTCTCTGAAGCTTTGCATACTTCTTGAGTGCATGGGTCTTGCCCTGTCCGGACTTTCCGACTATGATGCCGAGCCCGATATTCTCCTGACAAGCTTGACACACTCCGATGGTATTGATGAAGTCCCGGCTCTCGAAGAACTCAACCTTCGACTTCAGCTTCAGTCCGGTACCTTCCGTTGTCTCAGATGTTTCCGAAACTCCTTCCATGCCGCCGCTTGCGAGCAGGAACTCCGTGATCTTCTTTTCAATCTCTGTCGGGTCTGATGCGTACTTCCCATTGAGGTACTGACTCAGTGCCGGACGGGAGTAGTTCATCCGCATCGCTGCCTCTGCCTTTGTCATCTTCAGTTCTCTAAGTCTCTCGTTCATCTGTTCTGCCAGTGTCTTCTCTGTTGTGTAGGTCTTGCTTTCCAATGCTTCCATAGTTACAACCTTCCTTTCTTACTTTCTCAACCGTTTTCTTCGTATGATGCCGCGTCTGATGTTCTTGACGATCTTATCAAGCAGTACCACCACTCCGCATAATGCAAGGAATATGATGGTGCACGCTCCGATGACCGCAAGTACCATGACGAGCACAAAACTCTGATATAGTGTCATCTTAATCTCCCATAGCCCGGAGCTTTCTGAGTGCGCTCTCGGCTTTGTTGCTCATATAACTACTGTCTTCAGTTTCTTCTCTCTTGTCTGCCCGGAAGCCCTGAGAGTAGGTTCTGTCTTCCGGCATTGCAATGACTTTGCCTTTCTGCTTCTGTTTGCCCTTCATCAGTTCGATGCCGCCTGTGGTCTCATTAAAGCCAACATACTGCTCATTGATCTCCTCAAACGGGATGCGAGCCTCTTCAAGTCTTTCCCTGTCGCGTTTCTGCTGACGTTTCTGCATCTTCAGGTGTTCCTCAAGAGCCTTCTGTGATACTTTCGGAGCTACCTGAAGCAGTTCCTGACAGTAGGCTTCACAGACCTTCTTGCCATTCTTATCAAATACATACAGGGTGCTCATGTCATCCGGGTCGTACTTGATATCCATTTTCCTTCCGATGTAGTCACACAACTCGTCTGAGCGGTACTCGAATCCCCACCGGACAATTCCGATGTTTCTGACAAGCACGTTCTCGGACTTCATCATCAGCAATGTTGCGTATGACTTCGGTGGTGCCGCCTTGAAGTATCTCTCCTCGTTCATGAAGCAGTCATATGGGGTCTTGTGTGTTTCCTTGGCTTTCTTCAGTCCGCCATGCTCTGTGTGCATATAGACCTCTGTCAGCCACTTGTGCCATTCCTCATAGAACTCTTCCATCGTCAGGAGTTCACCGTTCTCACACATCCTCTTGATGTCCTTCGTTACCTTGTCGGATGTCTTGGAGCCCGTCAGGGTACCTGTATAACTCTTGAACCACTTCGTGAACCTGTTGCACACCGTCCGGAAGAATCGCTCGATCTGACCCTTGCTCCACGGCTCATACGGAAGAGCTCTGTGGTCATCTTTGATGCCGATGGACTTATAGAAGCCCTTGGTCGTATCATCAAAGTCCATGCCGCTTCTGTCGTTCCTGTCGCGTCCGGTCATTGTCTTTGCCGTGTAGTCCTTACCGTTATCTATGTAGAGGTACTCCGGAATGCCTCCCGGTTCCGAGTACATCATCTTCAACAGTGACTGCTTCAGGATATCGCTGTTCGCATCCTTGCAAAGCACATCGCCCATGATCGCCCTGCTCCTCATATCAACCCATGCCGCCAAGTGCGGCTTGATAGGGATAACCTTGCCGTTCGGCTGCTTGTAGGCAACCCAACAATCGAAGGTATGCTCATCGCCCATGACAATCTGCATGACCTTGAGTCCGCTCGTGTCACGGCTTCCTTTGACCATGACCTTATTCTTGTATTCCCTGCTTCCTTTTGATGCCAAGAAGTGGGCGTTCTTCATTCCCTCATCTTCCATGAGGTATGTGATGTATCTTGTCACCGTCTGATAGGACGGTATCTTCTCCCACTTGTTGACGTTGGCTACCAGTGTCAGCTTCTCATACAGCATCTCACGGGTTCCAAGGTTTGCCGCAAAGTCTTCGTTGAACCATATGTTCTTGATCACCTGTTTGACCTCCGGCTTGATGCTCGGGAAGGTACCGGACTCTTTAGGCTTCCGGCACAGGCACAGTACTTTGAAGAACTCGAACCCGACACCGGACTCCTTCTGAAGCTTGTCCGCCCATGCACAGGCTTCGTTGTACGCCTTCACATATCGGTACAGTGTTCTCTTGCCTGAGCCGAGATGCTCCTGAGCGTACTGCTCGGCATATTCCGTCTTGTTCGCTCCGTCATACTGAAGAAACTCCCTGATCACATTGCCGAGCTCCATGCCCTTGTACCACTGCTCTCTGTAGTTTTCAATGTACCAATCCACATCCGCCTCGACATACCACGGGGCTTCCGGTTCCGGCTGTGCTTTGCCTTCCGGGGAAATTGTTCCGGAAAGCTCTTTCAGCTTCGCCCGTTCCTTCCATGCGTTCCTTGCCTTCTTGGATAAGGATGCAACTGCCACCAGTACCGCGTCCTTGCCTCCGTTCTCCGATTTCTCAGTCATCGTGTCGAACTTGTCCGGGTTCCGGTTCAGCCGCTGTGCCATCGTCTTGTACTTCACTCCTTCAAGCTCGGCAGCCTCAATCAATGTGACATATTCAGCCAAACGTCTCACCTCCTTCATGCTGCTACTTCAATGTCTAAAACCCTCGATATATCCTCAAGGTACTTCTTTCCGCTACGCTCACCGCACAGGATTTTGTGTAGATACTGCTTATTGCATCCAATCAAAGCAGCAAGCTCGACCTGAGTCATACCTTTGTCAATAAGCCTTTTCTTCACTTGTTTCCCGAAGGCAGTCAGCTTCATCTGCTTCGTTTTCATCTGCTCACCTCGCTATAGCTTGTACACTCTCAGTCCTGTCTCCGACAGGCTGCAACTGTACCCGTCCTTCACCAAGTCCTCCACCACTTTAGGCGGTGCCTCGTGGAGAATGATACCTTGTGTGACCTGACCGTCCACCACACTGCCAATGCTCAGGCTGATCGGTGCTGTCAGTTCCTGCATTTCAAGAAGCTTCAGCATCAGCTCCTTGTCTGTCTCTGTGTATTTTCGTTCCATTACAACCTACCTTCCCGATCTACAGCTCTTTGGAGATCATCCTCTGCTTTGGCTTGCCTCCGACCTTCTTCAATGACATCCTGCTCACAATCGTGAGGGAGTCCGGCAGATTCTTGACTACAAGCCAACTGTCCGGGTTTAATCCATGAGCCTTCATGATCTTCTTCTGTTCCAACGTAGGGACTTTTCCATTCTTCATCAGTATTCCACCTCCGTA